TCAGAATAGCCCGGCCGGCTCGGCCTGAATATTCCAGCTGAAGATCAGTACCTCCTTCGCCTCACTGCCCTTACCACCACCCACCGTGTACTTGATGTCGGTCGTCTCAATGTGGAAGCCGGCGAAGCATTCGCGGATTGCTGGGTGGTCGTTGAGGCTGACGATGACCTTGCCTTTGACCTCGCCCATTAGCTTGGCCAGGGCGGTGTACTGGTCGAACTCGAACGGTACGCCATAGCCCTCTGTCTCCCAGTACGGCGGGTCGCAGTAGAACAGCGTGTGCTCGCGGTCGTACTTCTTCATTACCTCATGCCAGCTAAGGTGCTCGATGTAGGTGTTGCTGAGCCGCAGGTGGGCTGCTGACAGCGCCTCCTCGATTCGCAGCAGGTTGAGACCCGGCGGCTGGGTGGTGGCTGTGCCGTAGCTCTGACCATCCACGCGACCACCGAAGGCGGACTGCTGCAGATAATAGAAGCGTGCGGCGCGCTGGATGTCGGTGAGGGTTTCGACCCTGGTCATCTGTAACCACTTGAACACCTGGCGGCTGCTCAACGCCCACTTGAACTGCCGGACGAACTCTTCCAAGTGGTTCTGCACCACCCGGTAGAGGTTGATCAGGTCGCCGTTTACATCGTTGAGCACTTCGACCTCGGCCGGTACCGGCCGGAGGAAGAACAGCGCTGCGCCACCCGCGAACGGTTCGACGTAGCAGCTGTGCTGAGGAAACAAGGGGAATATGCGGTCTGCAAGGCGGCGTTTGCCACCTATCCAAGGGATGATCGGTTGTGCGTGCATGGAGCCTCCTGATTGCTGGGTGCGCTCGATGGCGTGGTCAGGAGGCTCTCGGCCTTCAGGTGGTTCAGTGTCCGGCATCGCGGGCACTTGATTTGTAGGGTGTAACAACCGCTAACGCGGGCAAGCAGGCGGCTACAGCCGCCACAACGTATGTCAAACATTCTGCAAAAAAGCCTTATTTCAGATAGGCTTGCCCCGCTCTCGCGAGAGTGGGAGGGCCTTGGCTGGCTTGCAGGCTGGTTCTGCGGGCTGGCGGTCAGTTCGGGTGCTGGAACACAAGAACTGGCCGCCCTCTCTTACATCAAATTCAGTAACTCCAGTGGTCGTTCTGGCCGCTGGTACGGGTGGGCTAGCATCCACAGGTGTTGCGGGGTGATGCGCCCAACCAAGTCTTGGCGGAATATCGGCGAGCCGCCCTGGGCGAAAGCCCAAGGCACCAGCTCACTGCAAAACCAGCTGTCGTCTTCTTGCCAATCCCGATTGCGGGTAACCAAGCCGGCGATGCCGGCCCAGTCGTAGGGCTTGCCCAGCTGACTGCGGGCGGCGGCGATCACGGCGGCCGGATTGGCTGCCGGGAACTTAACCAACGCCGCGCGGCTGGCCAGGGCCAAGCGATGCTCAAGACCTTCCTCAATAACGCCCTTTAAGGCGATAGCACCGATCAATAACGGCGCAGCGCCTAAGTCATCGACCAGGTCGACGTGCGACCAAGCTGACCAGGTGGCGGCGCGAATCGCGACACTGCCAGGGTGGTGCCTGCGGGTGAATAGAACGCTGACAGTTCCCATGCCTATACCCCCGAGTTATTGCCGATGCCGGCCACAGCGGCCTTGATGCTGGCAATGGTTTCATCAGCGACGTCCTGCGCTTGTTCGACTTGGCTGGCAGCCATAGCGGTGCGGATCATCTCTTTGGCACTCAGACGCACAGTGCGCAGTTGCACCAGGGCGGCGTTGTACTGGGCAGCCTCGCGCAGGATGTCGTCAGCCGCCTGCTGGGCGGTACGGCCGTTGATAGCCCAGGCGGCAACCATAGGCGGCACGTCGCCCTGGTAGTTGACTGCGACGAACTCTTTGGCCTGTTCGGCGGCTTTGTCATATTCCACGGCGCGCAGGGCGTCACCGGCTACGGCGCGGCGGGCGTCGTCGGCTGCTGTGTCGATTTGCTGGCAGAGGCTTGCCTGTAAGGTCAGCAGGTTGGCGACCTGCAGGGCTGCATCGAAGGCCCAGGCGTTGCCTGACCAGGTGTGATCAACTGACGGGCGTGGCTCGGTGGTTAGACTTTCGGGCAGCTCGCCCAGCTCGGCATGCTGCTGCGCCGCGCCAGTGCGGGTGTCGTAGACAGTACCGCGATGGTCTGAGACCAGCAGCCAGGCGCTACCGTCCTCGCTGCGTTGGGCGGTCTGCCCGGCGGATACGGCCGGTGGAGCGTCTGCGTAGGCGTGAGCCGGAATCAGCCAGTTGTCTTCGCCCAGCGGATCCGGGTCGGCGGTGGTCTGACCGAGGTATTCACGGGTGATGGGGTGGGCGCAGTAGATTTCCATGGTTGTCCTCAATACTTGATGCAGGCGAGCAGGGCGATGTTGCGCGGGCGAGTTTCTGCGCCGCCTGTCGCGCCCGAAGTCGCAGTGCTGTTGGGGCCAGAATAATAATTACCGCCGCCGCCAGAGCTGGTCGACGTAGTAATACCGATGGGGTGGGTGTGGCTTTTCAGCTCGTCGGCCTGGGCCGAGCCGAAACCGCGACCGCCATCCACCCCGCGCGCATCATCCCAGCCGCGCACGAACTCACCGCGCAAATCGGGGAGGTTGAAGGTGGTGCCGCCGTCGCCCGCGCCGAAGGTCGTGCCAATGGCGGCGAACAAGGCCGCGTAGGCAGTACGGCTGATCGCGGCACCATTGGCCTTTAGCCAGCCACTGGGGGCGGTGTTGCGGGCAAAGTGGACAACCGCGCCGGGAGGCGATAGAGCAGACAGGGAAAGGTTGCCGCTGTGCCAGTTTTCCACCCAGGCAGACCACACCCCGTTGTCTTTACGTCGCCACTTGCTTACAAGCTCGCTATTGACACTCTTGAAAGTTTGCAACCCGTAGGCAGTGGTGGCCCAAGCATAGTGCTGCAAATAGCCCTGATTTGTGCCTGTAGTGCCGGCATCCGGACTGCCTACCCACGTGTCGCCCACGCGATACAGGCCCGAATAAGTCAGCGCGTTAGCGTCATTCACAGGGGGCGCTACCGTCGCTCCAACTCCCCAAGACCCATTGAACAGCAGGGCCCCTAGTGCGGTGTCGGTTGGATTGGCCTGCAAATTAGCGACGGCCGCCGTACCAAGCTGCAACGCAGTGCGCTGCGCGGCCTCAGTCGTCGCGGCCAAGAACGCGCGAGCTTTTGCGGTCAAAACGGCCAGGCTCAGCGCGCCGACGCCAGTGAAATAGGGCAGTCTGTCGGCCGCGCCTAACAGACCCGAGAACGCCGTCAGGTTGGCATGCAGCGGCTGCTTGCCAGCCTGACCTGTGGTGATCAAGGCCTGAACGGAGGCCAAGACCTGGGCATCGTTTTCAGCATCCAGCGTCAACCCGCCCGCTTGAACCAGAGCAACCAGTTCCCGCTGTAACATGTTGAAGTAATCCGCCAGCATCGGCGTCGCTTGCTGCCCTGTTGCCGGGTTACCAGGCCGCCATTCGCCGCCCTCGGTCACCCGCTCGGTGTATGCACCTACCTTTTCCATTTATTCCTCCAGATATCCGATTTGCAGGATTAGCCAGCTCGGCGCGGCGTGCCGCAGCGAGCACTCAATAAGTTCATCGCCCCAGGAGCGCAGCGGGTCGCCGATTACGGCCTGCTCGATGATGGATTCACGCACCACACCGGTGGGCAGTAGCACGCGCCAGGTCAGATCCCAGTCCACGCCGTTAATGTCGTCGCCGATCACTGCGCCGGTGTGGCCGGTTGGCGTGTCGACCTCGACGGTGGCCTCGCGGAACTCCAGTACCTGGGTGCCGGCGTAGCCGAGCCCTTCGGCCAGGTCGAGGTAGTCCTGGGCAGTCATACCGCCCCGGCCGACGATGCGGCCGATCAGTGCCGCACGGCGGTCGGCCATGGATTGCCCTGCAGGTGCGCAGGCTGATGGCAGGCCGTAACTCGCCTCCCAGTCCTCGAAGGTGTAAAGAGCTTGGCGGGGGTCGGCCTCGACGAGCAGCGCCCCGGCGCGTTCGTCGATGCGGGCAAACTCCAAAGCCTGGCCGGCCAGCAACCGCTGCACTGTCGAGCCCAGGTCAACCTTCCAGACGATGCCCGGCGGCAGCAGCGCGAACAGCTGCTGGCGATAGTCGTCAGCGGTCAGGCCAGCCACTCGGCACCTCCCCAACTCGGCAGATAGCCATGTGCATGGGCGACGTTAGCGGTCGGCCATTCCAACTCGTAGTCGGCCACTCCGGTAGCAGTACCAATGGCGGTGCGAATCGACGAGATAGTCAGCGTGCCGCCAGGTTCACCCGCACGCAGGATCAAGTCCTGGAGCGCCCGTTCGACGGCTAAGCGAGTACTGCTGTTGTCCGGGGTAACCCGTAGCTGAGGCATAAACGGCGCAGGCACAGGCGGGATTACGTAGACGTGCGCGGTCACGTTGCGCTGCGTTGCGATATAGGCGAACACGTCCTCGAGCAGCTGCAGGGATGGCATCGGCCCACCCTCTGAATCGTCAGCCATGATGCGGATAACGATGGTGCCCAACCCCATGCCCATCGGCTCTTCCCAGGCGCGGGTCACGCCCGGCACCTGCAGCGCCCACTCGACCCAGTCGCCCTCGGCACCGCCACGGGGAATGCGGGCGCGGCGCAGCATGATGCGGTCGCGCCACTTGTCAAAGCTCTCGATATCCTCGCCACCCCTGATGCCTGCCGCGCCTACCGTGGCGGTGGCGTTGACGCCGACTACAGGCGAGACCAGGCTCAGCTGCGCGCCAGCCACCTGGCCACCAGCTCCGCCGGCTTCGAGCGCCTCGACCTCGACGGTTGCGGTACCGGCCTCCAGGGTCACGTCCTCGGTTGTGCGGTACTCCAGGCCATCAACCTGCGCCAGGGTGCCGGCATCGATCACCGCGCCGCTGGTACCGGTGAAAATCAGCGGCCCGCTGTGGGTGCTTGCCTCACGGCGCGGCACACCAACGCTGTGCAGGTGCAACAGATCGTCGTCGCAGGTCTCGGGGAACAGTTGCCGCTCTAGCCACTGCAGGTAACCATAAAGGCCATGCGCCACACCGGCCTCGCCTGTAGCCAGAATGCGGGTCAGGCGCTGAGCTAGAGCCGCCTGGGAACCCGGCAGGCGCGAGAGCAAGTCGTCGTCGATCCGCCCAATCAGTTCGGGCAGCGGCGGCCGCTTAAATCCCATTGCTCACTCCCCATACATAGTCATAACGGCGCTCCAGGACGGCACGCCCTGGGCGTTGGATGCCCACAATCAATTGCAGCACGCCACGACGCAGATGGATGGCCTCAACCTCAACCGCTGACGCAATGCCGTCATCGATCAGCCACTCCAGCGCCTCGCTGGCGTACTCCTCGGCGCGGCGCAGCACCCTATCCAGTTCCTTTTCACGCCACAGCAGCCATAGCCGCGAGCCTTGCGGGCGATCCGAGTAGGCGTCGCACCACCAGCCCCTGCGGTCGGTTCCGCCATCGGGTAACTCGTCCTCGGCCAGGGCGCGGCGGTCGGTGTAGAGCGACAGCAGTACCGCCGTTTCCAGGCCCTGATCACCAACCAGGTCACCACCAGCGATGGCCAGGTCGAAGGCTTTGGCCTCTGCGTCGTAAACCAGAGCGATGTCCATCAGCTCATCTCCTGGTTAGGGCCAGAGCCGCCATGGTTGTGGTCGTTGTATGTGTCACGCATGGCCTGCATGGTGCTGGTGTGGTCGCGCACTTCGCCTGCGACCTCGAGGTCGCCGTCCATGGTCACCAGCGGGCAATTAACGAAGGCCAGCGGCAGGCCGGCACCTGTGATCACGATGCCCTCGCGGGTCAGGTGCACGGACTGGCCCAGATCGTCATAGATGGCCACCTCGCCGGTTTTCAGGGAGGCCATGCGGTAGCGCCGGTCATCCACGGCGATGGCCACCAGGTGCGCGCGGGCACCACCCACGGCCGCCACCACGGCTTCAGCGCCGCCATGCGGTACCGAGGTCATGCCGTACTGCTGGAAGCGTTCGGCCCAGGCTGGCGACTCACCCAGCAGCGTGACCTGCACGCTCTGCAGGGTCTGGCCGTCATCGACCATCTTCAGCACGCCACGGGAAAAGAGCAGGCGCATACGCCGCCATACCGGGTTGAGCAAGCGAGACATCGTGCGCTGATCCATCACCACCCCCAGTCGCCGGGCTTTGGCTTGCCCGAGCTGCTGCCCGACGCTTCCGGCTCGGGGATCGGGATCGGCTCAAAGGCCGCCGGAGGCACAACACGCAACTCGGCGCGGCGTCCGGCCAGGCCCTCGATCAGTTGCACCGCGCTGACCAGCAACTTCTCGTCCAGGCCCAGGTACGCATCGCGCACGGGCACCAGGTCACCTGGGCGCCACACACCTTGCTCATGCTTCCAGCCGCCCACGGTGTAGGTCACGCCACGGCCCTTGGCCCAGCGCATACGGGCTTCCAGTTCGGCCCGCGCCGTGCAGTCGCCACTGTCGGCCGGGGTGTCACACACCACCAGGGTGGTGCGCGGGCGGCGCACGCGAGGATCTTGCGCGGTACCGCGAGGGCCGGAGGCGCTGGCACCGTTCCATTCGTTATCGCCTGGGGTCTGCCCCTCGACGATGTATTCATTGAAGCGGTCGCGGTTGCTGAACACGCCCGAGGCGCGCCGGATGTTCTCCCCCAGCACCAGGGGCGTGCGGATCTCGCGCTGCACGGCGTGGACGATCAGCAGTCGCCCCTGGGCATCGCTGACCACCCTTGCGCCACGGATCTGCGCCGCACGCTCGATGGCTTCGGCGATAGGCTGACCGTCCTCCAGCACGAATGCCCGGAACGGCTTGGCCGCGCCTACCGTGTCGACGACCTCGATGCCGTAGGGCTGTGCCAAAGTTTGCGCGATCTGCTGCAGCGTGCGGCCGTCCAGGCGCTGCTCGCGACCGCTGCAGTCGATCAGGTCGCCGGCCTTGCTACGGCCGCTGGCGACGATGGTGTGCTGTTCGGGGTCATAGTCCGGCAGCACCTCGTCCAGGTAGCCGGTCAGCACCAGTTCGTCGCCGATCTGCAGCGTGCAGGCCTCGTCGGGCGATACCGGACGAACATCACCGGACTCACTCCAGCGCTCGGTCAGGGTCAGCTCGAACTCGTCAGCGATCTGGTCCAGGGACAGGCGAATGCGCACCTCTTGCCAGCCGGTGTGCCGGTCGCTGCCAATCTGCAGGACTACCTGCTCATCACTCACTGAGTACCTCCAGAGCCATCCCACCGCGCAGAGCGCCGGGGTGACGGACGTTGTTGCGCACGCAGATCTCGTCGGCGCGGGTCGCGTCGCCATACAGGCGGTGGGCGATCACCACGGCCGGCAGGGTCGCCTGCGGCGTGTATTTGGTCAGGTTCGGCATGGCCAGGGCGCGGGTGCGCAGATCCGTCGACAGCGCGGCCCGCAACGCCACCAGGGCGTTGTAAACGGCATCGCTGATCGGCTCGGCCGTCTGCAGCTCGTGATCGATCAGAGCCAGGGCATTCTGGCCAGCGGCCTCGGCGTCCTGGCGCGACAGCCAGTCGGTCTCGGCCACTACGCGGGCGGCCGTGGTGGCGGCCAGGCGGCCGTTCAACTGGTTGGCGGCCACGATGTTGCCGGCGCGCTGGGTGTTCTCCGGGGTGTCCGCAGGCGGAATGGCTACCGAGTCTCCAGCGGTACCGGCCTCACGCAGCATGCGCACGGCCCTGGCCGGGGTGCCCGGAGCCAGGCGCAACCGGCCGGAGCCGCCTTGGCCGCTGCTCGATAGCACGCTGTTGCCGCTGTACAGATTCAAGGCATTGATCGGCCGCATCACGGCGTTGCGGATGCGGTTATAGCCGCCCAGGACGATACCCGCGATGTTCATCGGAAAGCGGATCACATCGGTGATCTGCTCGGAGATATCGCCCACAAAGTCGGTCAGGCCATCGACCACGGAAGCTAGATCGCGCTCGATAGACTCCAGCGACCAGCCTGTGAGCCCCTCAATGCTCCAGCGCTCCAGGAAGTCGCTGATGCCCAGTTCTTCCAGCAGTTCTGCGGCCAGGCCAACCTCACGCTGGGTATCCACCGAGGTGGCCGGTTCAAGCTGCCGGCCGGACTCGCTAAAGGTCACCTCGAAGGTGCAGGAGCCGCCCTCGCGGGTGGACTCGCTGAAACTTACGTCGCTGGCCACCGCCGAAAAGGTGCCCAGGTACGGATGCACCAAGGTGGCTGCACCAGGTGCGTCAAGCGCCTTGATCAGCGCGTCGCGCTCAAGGTCGTAGTCATCGCCGGCAACGAACAGCGACAGCCGCCATTGCTTGGCACGGCGGCCCATGTCCTCGGTATACGGCACGTCGCGGCGCGGGTACTCATGCACCAGCCAGCGGCGGCCGGCAGTGCCGTCGGCACGCTCAACGTAGAACGCCACACCGCGAAAACTGCCGCGCAACTCGGGGTCGATGCGATCACGCCAAGTCATGTGCTAGGCTCCAAATCTTTCAGGTCATTGGAGGACAGCTCATGAAAAACACTGAAAAGGCGGCGTTGATTGCGGGCTTGGGTGGCATTGCAGCGGGTACGCTTATTGCGTTCGCTCCAGTTGAATCGCCCTGGTGGGTTCCAGTTCTTTTTGGCTTCTTCGTAGCAGGAGGACTGCACAGCGCGATCATTAAGAACACGGCCGCCGAGCGCATCGCCGATGGTGATTTCACCGCCAAGGATAAGGGTTAGCTTCACTGCACCACCCCCAGTAGGCCGCTTTCCACACGGTAATCCAGGCCGCCGTTGGCTTTCATCGACGCCACGCGCGGCCGACCTTCCGCATCGATCTTGATCCGCAGTTCACCGCCCACGTCGGCACGCCCTGGCCCCGCGGCCAGTGGCGAAGGACGGTCACCCATCACAGGAGCACCCAGCTTCGGCGCAACGGCCGCGCCAGCAGCCGGTGTGCCCATGCGTTGCGAGAGGCCGCCACCGGTCATCCAGTCCGGCAGCCATCCGCTTAACGCGCTGACTTTCTGCTTTAGCCAGCCGACCATTTGCTCGAAGCGCTCGGCGATGCCGTCAGCCAACCCGCCGATCCACTCGCGCCCCAGTTCGCTCAACGGCCGAGCGCCGAACAGCTCGAACACAGCATCAACGGCTTTCAGCAACAGCGCGGCCGGGCTGAACGCCAATAGATCCTTGGCGATATCGCCGATGCCCCGACTGAAGTACTGCCGGACAGCGCCCCAGCGCTCGGCAACCCCACTCAATAGACCGCCAACCCACTCACGACCAGTAACGCTCAACGGCCTTGCGCCGAACAGCTCGAACACAGCATCGACGGCCTTCAGCAATAACGCGGCCGGGCTGAACGCCAGCAGATCCTTGGCGATATCGCCGATGCCACGGTCGAAGAACGCCTTCACGCGATCCCACATGCCGCCGAACCACTCGGCGATCCCATCCCAGTTGCGATAGATCAGATACACCGCCCCGGCCAGGGCGGCGATGCCGGTAATAATCAAGCCGATGGGTGTGGTAAGCAGTGCCAAAGAAAGCGCGCGAATCCCCATGATCGCCGCCGGAATTGCGCGAGCGGCCATGCCGAGCAGGCTCGCTGAAAAGGACAAAACAGCCTTAACCACCGCCACTGACATGGTCCAAGCAAACTTGAGCATGGAGAGAGTTGCTAAGCCCAGGGAGATGATGAACTTCCCCGCGAGTATGCTGGCGAGCCCAATTATCAGGTTGCCAAATCCGCCCACGTGGTCAGCCACCCATGTGATGACTACTCCAATTGTCCGCAGCCCCGACCACAGCTGCCGCATGCGCTCTAGCACCTGCTGCGTGATCATCTCGCGGTTGGCTTTGGACAGCTCGCGGATTCCGCCCAGCCATTGGTTGACGGTAGGCAGCAGTGCGCTCAGTACGGTGTTCTTGATCCCCTGCAGGGCGTTGGTCAGTTCGTTCATCTGACGCACGTACAGGCGCGACTGCTCGATGTCCTCATCGCTGAGGATCGCGCCGTTGTCACGGGCAATCTGACGCAGCTTTTCCAGTTCCTCGCGGGACTGGGTCAGCATGGCAACCATCTGCTCACCACCGCTGCCGCCGAACAACTCGTCGAAGATCCGCTGCTTGGCTGCATCGTTCTCGATCTTGCCCAGGCGCGACTGCACCAGGTCGAGCAGCTTCTCGGTCTCGCCAGCGGTACCGCGCAGATCCTTGACGGTGATACCCAGGCGCTCGAAGGCTTCGGATGCGCTACCAGAGCCCGTCTTCACGAACTCGTCCGCACGTAGGCCCAGTTCTTTGAAGCCATCAATCAGGGCGTCATTGCCCACGCTGAACTGCTGGCCTACATAGAACCATTCCTGCAGCCAGCCCGCACCGACGCCGAGGCGCTCGGAGCTGACCTTGATCTCGTTACCCAGGGTGGCGACGCCGCCGACCATCCTGGTGATAGTCCAGCCCGCCGCAGCAGCTGCACCGCCGACAATCGCCAGGCCTTTACCCAAGGCCATCGCCTGCTTGAGGGTGCCGGCCAGGGCGGTCTGCACGCCACGGGCCGAGTTTTTGAGGTTGTCGAGGGAGGCGCGGCGAGAAATCCCGGCCAGGGCCTGGGTAACCCGGCGCACGGGCGAAGTGATCCGGTCAACCAGCTCCAGGATCACCGATGTTTTGAGTTCACCCGCCATGCTCTTTCATTTCCTCTGCCAACTTTTCCGCCTGGCCGAACCACCAGCGCAGGTCATCCAGCTCCATATCCAGCAGATCCAGCGGGTTAAACCCGCCGAATGCCGTCGCAACTACTCGAATCAGGGCGTCCCAGTCCCTCGGGATTTCGGCAAGAAAGGGCTGACCAGCTCCATGACCAGATCCATGTCGCGAGCGTCCAGCTCGTCCATGGCATGGCTCGGCAAGCCGGCCAGCGCGGCAACCAAGGCGAGGCCCTGGCTGATCTCGCCCTGGGCCTTATCCATGGCTTTCATGTGCTTGCCCTTGACCCGTTTAACCAAATGCAGCTCGGCCAGCGTGCGCTCGCCATCGAGCTTGCTGTGCTTGTAGGCGAAGGGCTCGACCAGGGTGACGCGCAGGGCATCGCCCACATCCTCAACGCGGGCACGCTCTTCATCGGTCAGGTCCAGGTCAGCGAGAAAATCAGTCTTTGCCATCGGTTAAATCCTCTCGCAGCGGCGGGCGGCCATGTTCAGGCGCACCTGACCTTCTGCGGTGTTGAGTTCGTTGGTCTCGGTCACAAAGGCACCGGTCAACAGGTAGTCCTGGCCGTTGTCGCACTCGACCAGGACGGTGGCGTTGGTGATGGTGTTGAGGTCGATCAGATCGATCTCAGGGGTGTGCAGCACCGTGCACTGCAGCGTGGCGGCCACGGGGTCTTCGTTGAAGAACACGCGTTTGCCCGCCATGCGGGGTGAACGATTGACCCCACCAGGGTTGAGGGTTGCCCCCTTTTCGGTGGGGATCTCAGTGCCATCAACTCGGATGGTGGCGATCCCGGTTACCTTGCCGCTCATGTGGATCTCCTCTATTAACGGCGGAACTGCGTCTGCTGGGCATGAACGCGGTATTGGCCGATCAGCATTGGCTGATCGATGACGTTGAGCCGGCTTGGATCATCCGGGTCGATGCTCACCTGCAGGCTGGCCTTGTAGCCGGCGTAGTCACGCACCCAGGCGCGCTCACCCATAAAGGTCTGCTGGTACAGGCTGAGCAGCTCGGCCTTGCACACCTTGGGCGTCATCACCGCCTGGCTCGGGTCGTACAAAAGGCGATCTGCATCGTCGGCCAGCTTGTGGCGCGGGTACTTCTGCGCAAACAGGCTGCGTTGCTCAAAACGGATACGTTCCAGGGTTTCGGGCGTGTTGATATCCAGGTAGCTGTCGTCAGCCACGCCGGCCGAGTTGCGCTGGTAGGTGGTGATCTGCCGCTCGATCTGCACTGTGCCGTCGACCGCCACGGTGTAGGTGGCAATGCCGTCGAACAGCAGCAGGTTGCGCTCAGCATCGTCCCAGCGTTGATCCTCACGCGGGCCGATCAAGCCAGGCAGCGGCAAGCGTTGCAGCGGACGGGCCGGATCAATGGCCAAAGCCTTGGCAGCCACAATGGCATCAGTTGCAGCCCATACCCATGGCGCGCTGGGCGATGCACCCATACCCATGATCGAGATGTGCGGCGAGTTGCGACCGTTGCCCAGCGTGGCCGTGGCGGCATGGCTACCACGGAAGGCAGCAAAGGCCCGGCCGCCCATCTGGCGCATCGGGCCGTAGCGGCTGGCCAGCTCGGCCTCGATCACTTCCAGGGAGGTGGCGTCGGTGTAAGGTAGGCAGAGCCAGTTCCACCACTCATTGCCCATGGCGGCCACGGCATCCAGCAGATCCGGGTTGACCGCGCCACCAGTCGGGGTAGTGAGGGTCAGTGCCAGGCCAGCGGTGCGCTCTTCACCCTTGAGGCACTCGCCCAGGGAGATGCTGTTGCCGGTCTCGCCGCCCCAGCGGCATTCGATATCCACCTTCGTCGGGGTGCCCCCGGCGATGCTGGCGGTAACCGGCAGGCGGTCGGCGGCGTTGATCGCGTCGGCGATGGCCTGCGCGGCAACGGTCGGCGTGGCACCTGCAACCATCTCGCACCAGACCCGATAACCTGCGATGTACAAGGCCAGCGGGCGGGTCTCGGACGGGCCAGCGGTAACCAAAATGGCGCCTGTTGCGGCCACAGCCAGCTCGGCATCGAGCATGGGAATAGCCCAGGTCTCGGTGTACAGATCCACGTTCTTGATGGCGCGGAACTGCTCGGCCAGCATGGAACCGCGCCCGAACAGCTCGTCACCTTGGCCATCGCGGGTTACGCGCACTGGCACCAGGGGCGCGGCAGAGCCGGCTTCCAGCATCTGCCCGAGTACCAGGAGCTTGCCCTGGAACACGGCATTGCCGGCCAGGCGGTTGTCGAACTCGATGTACCAGCCCGGAACGCGCAGCGCGGCCGGAATGTCGTTGAATACCGTAGAGCTGATGGCCAT